AGAAAAAATAGCCGCAGTTACTAAAGATATAGGCAAAAACTTTAGAAGTGAAAAACAGTTTAAAATCTTTGTTGAATCATTAAGAGAACTAAAAACAGAACTAATGAGCAATGAAGAGTATGCGGCATATGAAAAAGCATTAAAAGATATAGAAGCCGCTTTTGATATGGAAATAGATCCGGAGGTTGTTAAAACAAGATTCCAAGAACTCCGAGAAGAAATAAGCAAAGTTGTAGATTTTGAAGAGTTCGATGCTGTATTAGGTGCTATAACACAATCATTTAGAGATGGTGATTTAAGCATAGACGAATACAATGACGCATTAGAGTTATTAAAAGGCAGTATCAGTGAAACAGAAGCAGGAATGGCTATATTCCAAAATGCTATAAAAGATATAGATACTGCTATAGCACAAGATTTAACAAACGCAATATTTGAAGGTGAAAATGCTGTAGAAAGTTTAAAAGCCACATTCAAAGAAGCAATCAAACAAATGATAGCAGATACAATAAGATTAATGGTAGTTCAAGCCGCTTTACAAAGTATATTTGGATTCTTTGGATATAGTGCCGTGTTTGCCCCAAGTGGTGGTATAAGCAATATAGAGAAAAAAGCAATGGGCGGTCCTGTAATGAAAAACAAACCGTATATAGTGGGAGAACAGGGGCCGGAGTTAATGATACCGGGGAGTAGTGGTAATATAGTGCCTAATCACTCTTTAGGTGGCATGAATCAAACAGTAAACTACAATATACAAGCCGTAGACGCACCAAGTTTCCAAAGTCTTGTAGCAAGAGATCCACAGTTCCTACATGCTGTAGTAACAAAAGGAGCAAACACTTTACCAAGCGGTAGGAGATTTTAATGAGTTTTCAAACAATAGTAAATAATGCCACAAACATAACTATTACTAATATGCCAGTAACAGGTGCTGTAATGAGTAGATCACAAAGATTAAAAACAGCAAGTAGAGGCCCAGCAATATACATGTTTGATGTTGCTGTAGGTAGAGCATTCGAAATGAATGGCACTAACAGAGCAATGTTACAGGTATTACAAACAAAAAACAGAACAACAGAAGAAGAAATAACACTTAGTTCAACAACTGGTATGGGTTATATAATGGGTTACGCAGGAACTATAAGTAGTGCTAACTTAAATGCTTTAAGTATATCAAGTTTTACAGGCAGTAGATTTGTTTTAGACACATCAAGCACCACAGGTATACAAGCAAGTGATACTATATTTGAAGTAGGTGATTATATACAACCTGCTAACAGCAGATACACTTATCAAGTAAAAACAACTGTATTCGGCAGTGACATAGCATTAGGATTAGTAAATGTTGATGTAAACAGAAACATTTTACCATCTACAAGTGATGGTGGTGTAAACATTGTAGGACAAGGATTAAATGTTGCTAACAACTGTAGTTTTCATGTAAAATGTCTTAAGATGCCAACTCATACACTAATCCCCGGCAAACTATTTACATTTGACGGTAGTTTTCAGTTTGTAGAGGTTATACTTTAATGGCAACATCAATAACACCAGTTGTAGGCGCAACAAATATACAATCTGTTATATTTGTAGAGTTAGGACCTATAGAAGGCACAACATACTATATAGCAAACACATATAAACCTTATACAGTAGGCAGTAACAGTTATACTGCTTTAGGTTCACTTGTAGGACTAACAGATATAAAAGATGAACTGAGAGTAAGTAATGCTGATATAGGTATAGTGTTTAGTGGTATACCCACAGACCAAGATTATATAAGTTTGGTGTTAAACAGCAAAGTCAAAGGTGCTCCAATAAAAATAAGCAGAGGATTTATTGACGCAAACGGTGATATTGTAGGCAATACAATATATACAAGATTTAAAGGCATTATTCACAACTACAGTATAAGTGAAAGTAGAACTGAGTTCAGTAAAGATGCCTATCATAGTGTTACTTTACAATGTAGTAATATAAACAGCATTTTAGAAAATAAAGTAGCAGGAAGAAAAACAAACGAACAAGGTATGAAAGAATATTTCTCAACTGACAGCAGTTGGGACAGAGTAGCAACACTAATGTCTACTGCTTTTGACTTTGGTAAAGGATATGGAGATAACACCACAGGTAGTGCCGGCGGTGGTGGCGGGGGCGGTAGCACAAGACAAGCCGCTATGAGAAGATAATGAGGATATATAGATATGATAGTAAGACATGCGACACAGGCAGATGATGACGCAGTTATTGATGTTTTAAAACAGTTTGCGGAACAACAACCGTTAGGCAAACTAAAAGTAGAAGCAGGTCAATACAATGATCATCATGTAAGAAAAGTTTTAAATGCTGTAAGAACAGGCGGACTGTTACTTATAGCACAAGAAGAAGAACATATAGCAGGTGTGTTCATGGCAGTAGTAACCCCCGATATATGGGTGCCAAATATGAGAATAATGAGTGAACTTGTATGGTGGGTAAACCCTAACTACAGAGATAGTAGTGCGGGTTTAAGATTACTGAAAGAATACACTAAAATAGGAGAGGAAATGAAAGAAAAAGGTAGCATAAGCACATTTACTATGACACTATTAGAAAACTCTCCTAAAATAAACTTAGAAAAACGTGGTTGGTCTCCAATAGAGACTTACTATGTGTTTGGAGAAAAATAAATGGCAATATTTTCAGCCATAGCATCGACATTTAACTACTTTATGTGGGCAATAACCACTACAGCAGGTTCACTTGTTGGTGGACAAATACTGGCGGCTCAAGCCGCGGCGGCATTATTAACAGGTGCTGTGGTATATGGTGTAGGTAAAGGTGTTGGTAAAATGCTTATGCCGGATTTCCCAACAGGCACAACAGGTTTAAACAGTGGCACAAGAGTCCAGTTATCGCCTAACACAGGATACAGAGTTCCTGTGGTATATGGACATGCTTTCCAAAATGGTATAATAACAGATGCCGCAATAAGTAGTGACAATCAAACAATGACTTATGTGCTAACACTTGGTGAAAAAACCAGTGGCACAACTACATTAGGCGACATTTTTTGGAATGACAAAAAGTTAGTATTCGATGGCGGTGCTACATCACCAAATGTTACAAGCACAATAGATGAAGACAATACCACAAGCACAGATTATGCTAACAATGTAGAAGTATATGTATATGACGGCGATGGTGATAGTGCTAATGCTTTACGTGGTAGTGTAGATGCTTATACACTTGTTAATCATTGGACAAACACAGAAAAAAACAGTGGCACAATATTTGCTGTTATAAAAGTTACATTTGATCCCGAGGCACAACTTACAGGCTTAGGCACAATGACATTTGAACTAACAAACAGTTTGGATAATCCACAAGAAGTGTTAAATGACTATCTAACAAACACAAGATATGGTTGTAGCATACCAAGTGCTGATATAGACAGCACAAGTTTAGCCGCATTAGGCACATACAGTGATGAACTTATAACTTATACAGATACAGGCGGCGCAAGTGCTACACAAAAACGTTACACAATAAATGGTGTAGTAAATACAGCAGAAGATTGTAGAACTACTATAGACAGGCTTCTAACTGCTTGTAACAGTTTCTTTACATTCGATCCTTCACAGGGCAAGTGGCGTGTAACAGCCAACAAAGCAGAAAGCACAGGCTCAGCATTTCAGTTTAGTGATGATAACATAATAAGTGATTTAAAGTTTAGTTCAACTGCCTTAGATGCCGGTTATAATAGTGTCGAAGTAGAGTTCCCCGATAAAGATCAAAAGGATAAAAGTAACTATGTAACAATAGACTTACCAAGTAACTTACGCGAAACAAATGAGCCGGATAACCAAATGACAATAAGAATGGAGTTTGTAAACAACAATGTTCAAGCAAGTTATTTGGCAAATCAACAACTAAGACAAACAAGAGATGATTTAGTAGTAATATTCACAGCAGATTATACCACAATGGGTGTAGACGCAGGTGATGTTGTAAAACTATTTGAAGATCAAGTATATGGACAAAATGATAAACTTTACAGAGTATTACAAACAGTAGAAAAAGAAGCAGAAGATGGTATGATTACCATAGAGTTTACTTGTTTGGAATACAATGCTGATGTATATACAGTAGAAAGTATCACAGAGTTTACACCGGCACCTAACAGTGATATCAGTTTATTCAATAGA